GCTTGGTTCTTCTAAACTTGAGCAGTTTCTTCCCAATATACTTTTTACCGCTGGACATATTTACGATGAGGTATACAAATCCTATGTAATTATCTAGGACTTCAGAATCAATTATATTACCATTATGTAACCAAGGGTTCGAATATGACATAGAGGGAAATTCCTTTCCCTCTATTTATTTCATATTTTAAAAGGTATCTCTATCTTGGTCGTCCCAATCTTCATCCTCATCCTCATCTTCACTGTCCCAATCGTCATCATCATTGGCGTCTTCAATGATAGTATCAAGAATTGGATCAATACCGACAAGATCACCATTATCAATATGGTTTTCTTCTAGGACTTCTAAAATACCATAATACACTTCAGTACGAAGATCATCATCTTCAATTGTAAGTTTAATTGATTCTAAAATTTCTGTAATGGTAGAGATAGTACTCATTTATTACTCCTTACATTGCTTTTTCTTATCATCAGCAAGAGTCTTTAGATCAGTAGTAATCACAGGATTCTTAACTGTTTTGGAGTCGGGAATAGGGAAAGTCATACCAGTAAGTTTTTCAATATCTGCCACTGTCACCTGATACTGAGTGTAATCAGAACTCAAACCATCTTTGTGTGGGAACAAGAAAGCATAGGACTTCTTGGTCACGTCATCAGTTACAATTTTAAATAGGTAGTCAGGAACAACAACCTTATCAGCGCCAATAGTTTTTGTACCACCAAAGTTACCAGCGTATTCTGTATGCGGATGCTTAGTTGAATAAACCCATGCACGTGAAGCTGATTCTAGGTTCTTCCAAGTACCACGATTAACAGAAGGAAGTTGTGGGCTCATGTTAGACATAAGGAATGACTCATGTTCAACCTGTGGATCCCAAGACATGTCAGCGTCATTAGCTAGGTGGCCTTGGTCATAGCCAGAAGCTGCATAGTCAGATGGCTTGGCCGAAGCAGGTAGCGACTGGTCAGCAGCAAATGCATTAGTACGTGCAACACAACCAATAGCATGATCAGGCGTTAAAGTCCAAGCAACCCAATCTGGAGTATGTGTGTTTGGATTAAAAGCAAGTTCATAAGCTGCACGACAAACTACAGTATCACCAGCCTTTACACTTGGCTGACCATAAGGAATCTGATTGGCGCATGACGCAACAGGATGAGGAGGAACTTGGTCAGCTGCAACAGCATAAGAAGCAGCTACTAAAAATAAACTAGAGAGAAAAATTCTTAAAACTTTCATTTGTCACATCCTTTTTAACACCGCCAACAATGTAGGAAGATATTTCCGTTTCTTGTGGCGCAACTTGAACTTCAGAACCGCTGATCCATTTCTGAGACCATGGCAATGGATTAGAATTACTTTTATATATAGGCGAAAGACCAACAGCTGTCATACGCTTATTGCAGATCCATTCAACGTATTCATTCAATAGATGTTCATTAAGCCCAATCATAGAACCATCTTGGAATAGATACTTGGCCCATGCTTTTTCTTGCTCAGCTGCAGCTTTAAACATCTTGATACATTCATCACGTGTTTCATCACGGATACGAGCGAAATCAGGATCGTCAGTTGGCAATACCTTTAGTAGCTGTTGAGTGCCAGCAAGATGAAGGTTCTCATCACGAGCAATCAACTTGATGATCTTAGCATTGCCTTCCATTTTTTTCAATTCAGCAAATGCCCAAGAGCATGCGAAGCTGACATAGAAACGAACGCCCTCAAGAATGTTGACTGACATAAGAGTAAGCCAAAGTGCTTTCTTATGTTCGTAACTGGCGTTTGTATTATATCCATTCAAGCCATGAAAATTATTCATATCAATCAGATTATCGTAGTACTTGCTGATATCACCAGCGCAGTCTACAATTTCTTTCATATCCATCATACCGTCAAAGATGATCGAAGGATCAGCGTATACGTTCCGAATGATGTGAGTGTAACTGCGTGAGTGAATAGATTCGCTGAATGCCCATGTAAGGATCCAGTTCTCGAGTTCAGGAAGTGAGCAGATAGGGCCAAAGGCAGCTGTTGGAGCCCTCCCCTGTACTGAGTCAAGAAGGATTTGTCGTTTGAGATTGGAGGTAAAGATGTGCTGCTCATGAACCGTCAGTCCTCTAAAATCTTTCGAATCACGTGTAACGTCAATTTCTTCTGGACGCCAAAAGAAGCCCAACTGTTTTTCAGTTAGCTTTTCAAGGAATGGATACTTCTGCTTATCATAACGAGCAATCGTCACAGGATCGTCGAAAAACGCCTTGACTTTTGTTGGATCTTTACGGTTAGTTGAATCAAATACACTCACGCTGCTTTTCTCCAGTACTTCTTAGCATCATAATCCATATAGCCCTCAGGCATCTCATATAGCTTTTTAGTCTCAAACTCAAACAAACATGGTACAAGATTATCTTCAGTTTTCACATGAACAACAGCTAGTTCTAAAGATTTTTCGATCTTGTAGAAAATTTTTTCGTGTGTTAGATTGAGTTTATTCATTTACCATCTCCCGTCGTCTATGTAAAAGTGAATACAAATAGGACCAACTACTAATCTAAAAACAATTATTAGACCTGGATCCATATCTGATTTAGTCTCAATATAATGATAAATCCCCCATTTTAATGGGTTAAAATGTAATTCAATAGTAAAATTTGAATTTTTAATATAGTTAATTAAATTTTGCATGATTCACAGGATTCATCGTCAAGTTCACCAAGAGCTAATGGTGTTCCAACATCAATTTCACCAGCACCATCATTTGTATTGAAATAATACAACTGCTTACCACCATACTTGTAAAACATCAATAGATGCTGAATCATAACGCTCATTGGAATTTGTTCGTCATCGTAGTACTTGGGGTTGTATGAGGTATTGACTGAAATTCCTTGATCGATAAATTTTTGCAACACGCTAGCGATCTTAATATATCCTTCTGGGGAAACTTGGTCCCAAAGTAGATCGTACTTTCTCTTAAGTTTTCTGACTTCGGGGACAACCTGTTTAAGAACGCCATCTTTACTCTGTTTAACTGATACCAAAGATCTGACAGGCTCAATTCCGTTGGTTGAGTTTGAAATCTGAGCACTGGTTTCCGCTGGCATGAGAGCCATGAGCGTGGAATTACGTATGCCATATTTCTTTGCATCCTCTCTTAATTTATTCCAGTCCTTATAATACATCGGATCGGCTAATGTGTCAACTTCTTTTTTATAGGTGTCAATGGGCATAATACCAAGAGAGTACTTGGTTTCGTTAGATTTGCTTGGTGCGCCCTTTTCTTTTGCAAGATCGATAGAAGCCTTAATGAGATAATAAGACCATGATTCTGCATACTTATGGATAAGGTTTAATCCTTCAGTATCAATGCCTTGGTATGTTAGGTCATTACGAGCAAGCCAATATGCGAGATTGACAATGCCAACGCCAAGAGGACGACGAGCCATAGTGGAGTTTTTTGCTGCAAGGACGGGATAGTGCTGATAGCTAAGCAACTCATCCAAAGCCCGCACCACGAGAGTACAAGGACGTTCAAAATCATTTGGATCCTTTATCTTTCCCCAATTAATGGCACTTAAAGTACACAGGCTAATCTCTGCATCATCTTCAGAATCAAACTCTTCCCCAAGAACATAAACATATTCATCATCGTCATCTCCTATCTCTTTCACAACTTCAAAATTAAATGGTAGATTCATTTTCTTTTTTCCTTAAATGTTTAGCTAGATTACCAAGATCAAATTCTCTTTGGCAACATAAACAACAAGCTTTTTTACCTTGAAGATGTCCAAACCCATTAGGCGGTTTTTTCAAAGTGTATTTTCCACGTTTTTTACCTGTTCTAGATAATGTATGTTTCTTTTTAGTCTCTTCACTAACAGGGCCAGTTTTTTTACCTTTATTCCAAGGTGTTTGTCCAATATGCCCTAAAGAATTATTTAACCTATGTGTTTCTGATTGTGGTCCTTTAGGTATACCTTTTGTTTTTTCGCTCATTGCTTCATAATCTCTATATGCAGAAGTATCACCACCTGAACCATTTTCTTCAATAAAGTTAGCCCATTCATCTGAATGAACTATATCCCACAGTTCAGAATAATAAAGACCTTTTTCTTTAATTTCTTCAATGTTTTCAGATTCAAATAATATCTCGGTATCAACATCATTGCCATATTTTTTTAATTCTCGTTTCCATCTAATACCAGAACCTTTATAAACATATGGATCTTTTTCTGTTTTACCGAGATATTTTAATCCTGTAACTTTATGAGTTTTAACGTAAAGTGTAATCATAGTTGTGCCTCCTTCTTCACAACTATTTATATCTGCTATGAATTGGGGAGAAGGGTATTTGGATTATTTTTACGCCAAATTAGATATTTTTGGTAATTTTCTTTGGTCATTTTAATATTTTTCTTCACTGGAGCCCCATCTTTAAAATCCTTCAATGGTTTGGTTGGTAGATTGATCTCGCAGTTATGAACTAAAATTCCATTGGCATAAAAGTTTTCATTTTTTTCTACTGTAATATCATATACATCTTCTGTGTAATTGAGGTATTCAATTTTTAACATGTTTTCTTTTTCCTTTTGAATCTTTGACAACTTTAGTTCCTTTATTTGGACCAACAGTGCCAGTATATTTTTCTCTATATAATTGTCTTTGTTCTTCGGATCGAAAATATGGATTAAATGTCATTCCTAATTCCTTTTCAAGGATAGCAACATAATTTTTATAATTGCCTCCAAATCTTACGGGTCTAAATGATTTAGGAAATCTTATACCAAGTTTTTCACACTCTTTAACCATCGTCAGTTGACCAACAATTCTACCAAGACCAATGCATATTTTTTTACCAATTTCAACCAATTCTTCGTTTGTATATCCCGTACTGTTATTATTTTAGAAATTAACTTACCAATAATTCATCGGTATTTAAAAGATTTTGCGCTTCAACATACCCTCTATTTTTTGTATAGATACGATGATCTGGGGTGCATACAATAGAATTACCGCTTTCGTCAGTAATTTTCATTAATGATGCATTTTTTCTAGTCATAGCAGCAGCTTTGATATGTTTAAATTCGTCTTTACCAGTTTTATTATTTCTACTCAAAACTTTCATTTCAGTCGTAACATCTTTAATCATAATATCTTGGATGGAACCATCTAGCAATTCGACTGTTACATAAGTTTCGCCAGATACACAGCAAAGATTGCTCATGCGAATAGGTGCTACTTCTTTAATGAACGAGCCATGGTCATTAGCATGGTCCACATTTTGTAAATAGATGCGACCAGTGTCTTTTCGCTCTTGCATGAAAGCCGAGAATAGATCAATTGCGGATAGCGTCTTTTTGCGGATCTTGGTTGACTTTTCATATTTTTCATAGAGTGTTCTGAATTTGTCGTTATCTGTGAAAAACGTTTCGTACATGTCAGGAACATCGTGCGGCGAGAATAGTGTGATGTTTCCGCCAGTAAGCAGTCTTTCATACATAACCTTGTTGAATTGGACTCCGTAGTCGAGATGTCTGACACGATTATCTTCCGTTCCTTTGTTGTTTTTTAATACGAGAATATCTTCTACTTCAAGATGCCATAAAGGATAATAAAGAGTTGCTGCACCTCCTCTAACGCCACCTTGGCTGCAGCTTTTAACCGCTGACTGGAAGTGCTTGTAGAAGGGGATAACACCAGTATGAGAAGCATCGCCATTACGAATGGCGCTACCAATAGCCCTAATCCTACCACCACCAATGCCAATGCCAGCTTTTTGAGAAACGTATTTAACAATTGAAGAAGACGTTGCGTTAATGGAATCGAGTGAGTCGTCTGTTTCAATAAGAACACACGAACTGAACTGCTTTTGAGGAGTACGAAGACCTGCCATGATAGGCGTAGGGAGCGATATTTCGAAATTAGATACTGCATCATATAAATCCTTAACCCATTTTAGACGATCTACTTTATACTCTCTGAATAATACCATCGCGATAAGCATATATGCCATCTGTGGTGTTTCATAATATTTCTTAGTAACACGGTTCTTTACTAGATACTTACCCCGAAACTGTTCCATACCAGCATACGTGAGATTGAAATCGCGCTTATGATCAATATAGCTGTCAAGTAGTCGCAAATCGTCTGGTCCGTACCATGATAGGATCTCAGAGTCATAATATCCTGCATCAGTAACTTGTTTAATGTGAGTAGCAAGATCAATTGGATTAAAGTCGCCATATACTTCCTTTCTCAAATTGTAATTAATTAAATTACCCGCAACATATTGATAGTTCGGCGTTTCCTCATCAATCAAATCAGCCGTAGCCTTGATTAATGTTTCTTGAATTTCAGTTGATTTGATATTATTATAAAACTGAATTTGAGATCTAATCTCGATTGCGCTTTCTGAAACTCCTGTAATTCCTTCACATGCCCATTGAACCACTTTATGAAATTTGTTTAGATCTAATGGTTCTTTAGTTCCGTCTCTTTTAATTACACTAATTGGAGTTGCGATCATTGTTAACCTCTTTATTCATTAATTATTCAGTAAGTGTATTACTTATAAACTTTTTACAAGATAAATATCAACGACTGATTCTTATATTATTTTTAAAATTTGAATTTATTTTTTAAATATTTTAGGAGTTAATTATGATAGATCCAGAATCAGCTGCAAAGCTAGGTGAATCATATGGCAAAAATCTAACAAATGCCGTATTTGGAATTGTAGATGTTGTTAAAAATGCGCCAGCACAAAAGGCTGCAAACACTCAACGAGTAATAAACCAAAACAAAATTACAAATATAAACAATCAAACCATTCGCAATAATAACAGATTGCGCGAACAAGCTATGCGTGAAATAGCAGCCGAACAAGAAGCAACTATGATTGCTAAAATGACACCTGCTCAACGTGATGCATATTACAAAGCAAAAGTTGAAGCCGCCAAAGAAGCACAAAGATTAGAAAGAGAAGCTCAAAGAAAAAAAGAAGAGTTTTGGCAAATAGTTTGGACCATTGTTATATTAATTATTAGTATTCCATTATTAGGTGGAATGGCTTACGTATTATATCTATTGGCTAAATGATGGTAGAGCCAGTATCCAAAGAAGATATAGATAATCATCCATGGTTAGCATCATGGAATAAAATAGACAATGATGCTAGGATTGATGTGTTAAGAGCAAAAGTATCTGAGTTAGAAGATAATTTAGGTACTGCTTCTGTAATAATCATAACTTTAATAGCTATTTTATTATTGGTATTAGTTATATCATTATTAGGCAGCGGAAGTAGTATATCAATGTCACAAATAAGTCAAATAGGTGGAATTGTTAAACAATTTACAGGGAAATAATTATCCCTCGTAGATAACCTTATCACACTCTTTACCGCTGAACTTCCTAGCGTGAGCCCATTGATAAACTAATCCAGGAGCACGACCATGAGCTTCAATTTCCCATGGTAGCTCCCAGTAATCTATTTTTTCTGAATTATATTCTTTTTTGTTAAATTTAACTATGTTTTTCTTACGCAACAATTCATACATTTCACCCTTGGCCCATTGCTTGACATGAACTAGCTCATGGGCCAAGGTATTTAAAATACGGCTATATTTCATACTCGAGTCAATTCGAATTATAAATTCTTTTGGTCGAATATGATCATCGATGCCTAAACAATCACCACAAACACCTTGTTTCTCTAACAATTTTTTCTTGAACTGAATTGTGATATCCAGTTTTTCTTGAAGACGTTTGGTAAAAAACTTATCATTAACAAATTCAACTAGATCCTCGATTTGAAGTTTTTGTTTTTTCGAAAAATGACTAGTGCCTGTGATTGTGAACATTATATATTAACCTTGTGTACGGTAATATTTAAGAAGGTTCTCGTAATTAATATC